GTAAGTAAACCGAGAATTTGTGGTGTAGTCAAAGCTAAGGCGCGCATCGACCCCGCTGGTGGAGTCAAGCCGCATATGGTCCCAAACATGCGCCGCATCGGAATAGACCGCGAGGTTGGTCACCCCGACCCCTCCGGTAAAGACATCCCCGGCGCGGCTCGCGGGCGTGTAACCGATGTTTCCCACGGCGGCGCCCGCCGCCAGCTTGGCCCCGGTAATATTGGCATCGGCGATTTTCGCCGTGGTCACCCCGGCATCCGCGATGTTGCCGGTCGCCACCGCCAACGCCCCGAGCTTCGGGCCGGTAACGGCGGCGTTTGCGATGTTGCCGGTCGCCACCGCCAACGCCCCGAGCTTCGGCGTGGTGACGGCGCCCGCGACAATCTGCGGAGCGTCCACCGTACTCAGATAAGCCAGCGCCCCGAGCGAGGACGGATTAACCGGGGCAAAGCCGAGGTTTGCCGCCGCCGCGCCAGGCCCGAGCTTGGGGCCGGTAACGGCGGCATCCAGGATGGCCGGCGTGGTCACCGCCCCGGGCGCCAGCTTCGGAGCGGTAATCACCGCATCGGCGAGTTTCGCCGTGATGACCGAGCCGTCCGCCAGCTTGGCGGTAATCACCGCGCCATCCAGGATGGCCGGCGTGGTCACCGCCCCGGGCGCCAGCTTCGGAGTCGTCACCGCGCCGTCGATGATTTGCGGCGTATCGACCTGATTGAGCAGCGCCAGCGCGCCGAGGCTGTGGACATCGGCGGGCGCAAGCAAATCCTCGACCCAAACCGGCCCGGTTCCCGGGTCACGGACAATCACAGTCTTGCCGATGTCGGCGGGCGTCGGCGTGGGAAGCTCGCCGACAGGCCCGACCGGGCCTTGTGGTCCTTCCGGGCCTTGCGCGCCCGGAATGCCTTGCGCGGTGGAAGTTTCCACCAGGACCACGGCCCCGGGGTCGGCGACGACATCAATTAGCGCGACGTGCTGCGCGACCTCGGCCTCGACCAGGTACGGGGCGCCGACTGTCGCCTCCACCAGGACCACTTGCTGCGCGCCAAACGGCTCGGACATCATCCGGCCTCCACCATGTAGCCCGCCCGCCGGGTCGGCGGCTCGGCCTCGAGGCCCACCGGCTCGCCAGTGGAGTCGGTGATATCGCCAATCACCGTCACGCCGCCGGCAAGGATGGTGGAGACCCAGCCTGCGGCGTCGGTGAGCTGGAGGTCCCACCGCCCGGTCCGTGGGAGTTGCGCGGTGATGACGGCGGTTAGAGTGGCGTCGATGATATTGGGGAGCGTCACGTTAAGCGCGATGGCCTGGATGACGGTCCCGGCGGGCTTGTCGCGGATTTCAGCCTTAACCGCGATGCCGGTTAGGTCGACCGCTTGGGTCTTGGCTGCGTCCTGCCAAAGCGTGAACCGCCAAGCGTGCGTGTCGCCCCGGTAGATGTTCAGCGAATAGGCCCCGGGCATCATCGCTTAAGCTCCGTAAGAATAACCTCGGTCCGGTTGATGCGTGACGCGCCGCTTCCCGATGTCCCGATGTGCTGGAGGACATAGGTGTATGTTCCCGGGCCGGGTTGGTCGGCGACCGGGAAACTGAGCCCGGTTCCACCCCAAGATGGCGGACAATAAATCGCCCCGGACCCGACCTCGGTCGTGTCGCGATAGAGATGAAAAACGGTTCCGGCGGGAGCGTTGGTCGTGGTCCCTAGCTCGCCGTAAACCTGAATCGAGTGCATCCCGCCGATACTGGTATAGGCGAACCGCAAATCCTCGACCGCGCCGCTCGCGGAATTAACTTGCTGCCCGCCTTGCGTGACCACGGTGGAGGTAATCGCCCCGCCGATAATCATGTTGGCGGTGATGGTATTAGCCTTGATGTCATCGGCCTGGAAATTTGTGGCGATGACTTTTCCGCCCACCACCGCCAGCGGATAGACGTTCGAGGTCCCATCGGTGAATCCGATTTGGTCCGCGACGAACGCGATACTCGAAACCGTGGGATTGGAGGCGACCTTGATGCCAGCGACCCGCGCATATCCCGGGCCTTGCGAGGATACGCTCAGAACCCATTGAGCATTAAGGCCATTCACCGAGGTTTGCAGGGTCGTGATTGAGGCCGTGTTTGCGTCGGCCTTTGTGTTCACGTTCGTAATGTTGGTCGCGTTCGTCGCGTCACCGCTCGCCCGGACCGTCGCCTCGTTCGTGATGGCGGCGCTATTCGTGTCGAAATTGGTTTGGAGGCTCTGCTTATAGTCGCCCCATGATTGCGAGTTGTTCGCGAAAAGGGTCGTGTCCGAAAGCTGGAACGTCGCGCCGCCAGGCCGGAGGAAACCGATGAGGTCGACCCGATGGTCGGAGCTTGGAACACCGCCGGTTTGAAGCTCCAGGATATCGGCGGCGTTTTGCGCGGCTTGGTCGGAAGTTTGCTGGCCTAAGTCTGTAGTTTCGTTGAGCTGGTCGACCAGGTCTTGCGGCGTCTGCCCGCCAATTTGCATCACGCCTTGGGAGATGAGCGCGCCCACCGTCACCAGCCCGAGGTCGAGCGCGAGCGCGCCCTCCACATTGCGGACCGAGCGATAGCGGACCTGGACATGATAGGTCCCGCCAGAGATGACGGCGCGGAACTCCATGCGGCGCGTGGTAGAAGGGAACTCGGCGGAAACCCATTCGCCGAACACTCCCGGCGAAAGCTGGAGCTGGTACTCGACTATGACCCCGGTGACGTTCGGGTCGTTGACCGCCCCGGTGACCCATATGGCCGGAACCTGCGCGCCATCGGCGCCGGTGAGGACCCCGCCCGTCGCCGTCCAAGTCCCGTTATCCGGACGCGCCACATAGGTCGGGTCTTGTGGCTGGAGGCCGGGAATGGGCGGCGGGTTCGGCGAGCGCCCGAGCGCATAATCATGCTTGCCGGGAGTCTCGGAGCGACAGGTCAGAGTCACCTTGCCGGAAGTTAGGTCCAGCTCTCGGGTTTGGACGATAACTTGCTGGCCCGACATCCCAAATTCGGGCTCGGTGATGGTGACGCAATCCCCCGGCTTCACGCCTTGCCATTTCGGCCCGACCGGGAGGACCACCGGCTCGAACTCGCGAGCGTCCAGGATGTCATAAGTGGCGAGCTGCGCGACCTGCTTGGCATCCTGGACCAGCGGGTAATTACCTTCCCGGCTCCGCAAGCCGCCATCCGCCGGGATGTATTCGTTGACGGTGACGGCGCCCGCCGGGACCACCGTCCAGGCGTGGTCCTCGCTCCGGTAACTCGGGATGATTTGATTGATGCGGTCGCGCCGCCGCTTGGTCCCGGTGATGGAGGCGCCGCCGACGATATCGGTCCCGACCAGCGTCCCGAGCGAAACCCGAGGCGTGCGGACGTAAGCGGATATCAAGCCGCCAAGCTTGGTCGGCTCGCCACCGCCGGCCTGGAGAATTGTGGTGAGGACATCCCACTTGCGGTCCGAAGACAGGACTTCACCGCCCACCCGCCAGCCGTTCGCCTCGCAAACGTTCGCGCCCTCGACAAAGGCCGGAACGTCGATGGCGTCGATGGGCGCCCCGATGCCAAAGGTTTGCTTGCCGTTGTCGGACCGCCCGATGCACCAGCTTAGGGCCTGGAGAAACGGGTTATCGTTGCCGGTAAAGCTCCAAGTCGTTTCATCATTCCAGCGTTGCGGGCCGGAGCCGCCTGGATAGGTGGAGTCCGCGCGCGGGTCGTAAACCGCCGGCCCACGGATGACGAATAGCGGCTTAGGCATCCCGGTTGGATAAGCCTTGGTATTGTAAACCAAGGTCCACCAGGCGCACGCCACGCCGGAAAGCCGGTGCGCGTCTGTCCACTCCGGAATCCATGGGAGTTGCACGCCGCCCGGGTAATAGGCTTGCGGGTCCGGCTTCGCCCCGGGCGTCAGGACCAAATACATCGCCTGATTGTATTGGGGCGGCGCCGTCGCCAGCCCGCCAGCGTTGAACGTCACCGGCCAATCCGAGGCGACCAATTTCTCGAACCCGGCGAGCGGTCCGCCGCTCAAGGCGATGAGGTAATAAAGCGCAACGTTTTTGTTAGCTTGGCCGGACGTGTTCGCGTGGAGGATTTTACCGGCGGTGGCCGAGCGCCCGAGCATAAGCGGGATTCCGGCCTTTGGATCCGCTTGGAAATCGGATTGCGCCCCGGCGGCCCCCCTCCCGACTTGCGAGGGCCGCATGAAGGCGGCGGATAGGGTCGCCACGGTCGACCAGGATGAGAGCGCCGCCATGATGCCGGCGGAGCCGGTGAGGGACGCCACCCCGGCGCCAATCGCGACAATGGTATTCGCCACCGCCGCGCCAATCGCCGCCGAGCCGGTGGCCGCGACCACCGTCTCACCGACCGTCGATGCGATGGTGACGGATGCGGCGGTGATGGCGTCTCCGACCGCCGCAAGGGTCGCGCCGATGGCGGCTAGGATTTGCGGCATGGCGGGACGCTCCAGGCCGCGACGGCGAGGCCGAGGTTTGCGGCGACGATAGAGGCGGCGCCTTTCTCCGCCGCCTCGGTGAAGGCCAGGACCCGGCCATTGCCGAGGACCACCGCCAGGCCCTCCCATCCGCCAGCGCCGGGAAACGCGATGAGGTCACCGGGCAATGTGGCGGCGGGCGCGACCCGCATCACGCCGACGCTATCAATCCAATCGACCACGGATTTCATCTTGCGGGCCTTGAGCGCCTTTCGGGCGGCGAGGTCCGAGCGGTAATCCCCGAATTGCGAGAGCTTCGGCTTATAGCCGGCGCGGCGTAGCACCAGCGCGGCAAGCCGCGCGCAATCGTTCGAGCCCCATGCGAAAGGCTTTCCGGCGAATGTATCGAGAGCCTCTTGGGCGATTTCGACCCGGCGGACCAGCGGGTCCTTATAGTCGGACGGTAAGCGCATCGGAGACCGCGACGGGCCGGGGCGCGTCGGCGCCCCACGGCAATTGCCGCTGGATATCGGTTACGAACTCAAAGCCGAGTTCTCCAGGCCATGCGGCCTGGTGATAGGCGTTCGTTAGCCGGACGCCTTGCGCGTCATCGAATAGCCGCTCCCAAATGCTCACGCATTGCAGGTCAATGCCGCGCGTTCCGAGCGCCACGGTGAGGATGCCTTGGTCGACCTCGCCGACAAATACCAGCACCGGGTCCGGGACTACGGTTCCGGTGTACGGGTCCAGGACCCCGAGCCAGAGCAGCACGGACCGGCCTTGCATATCCTCGCCCGCGAGGATGGCGGCGGCATCGGAGGTCGGCGGATTAATGCTGATTTTGAGGCCCGGGGCATTGTCGCCGAACCCGTCCGTTATCGGCTCCAGCGAGTTCAAGACCCCGAGCTGCGGGTCTTGGCCGGCGAACGTGCGTCCGGCGAACGTCACCGAGCCCGAGCCGTCGATAAGCCGGAGGAAACCGGAGGCGAGCGCAATCTCCACCGCGACAAAGACCAGGAGTGATGGCCGGTCGAATTGGCCGGACAGAAACGCGCTATCGTCCGGCATCTAGGCGCTCTCGGTGATGGTGAACTTGTGGCCGACGAACCGGAAATATTCGAGGCTCCAAGCCGTATCGTCGGCGAAGCCCTCAAGAACCGGCGCGGCAAACTCAAGCTTGATTAGACTGAATGTCACCCGGAGCAGCGGCGCGACTGTCAAGGTCGACCCGCCAACGGCGGTGACAAAATGGAGGTAATGGCGCCCGCCGGCCTGGATACTGAAAGCGAGCCCGGGGACCGGGCCGTTGCCTGTATAGGTGACGGTGTTCGAGCCAGCCGTTCCGGAGCCGGTGACGCCTTGCGCGGCTAGGCCCACATCAAGAGTTTGCGGCATCACCAGGCCCAATGTGTCGCCGGTCGCCTCGGCCTGGAGCGGGCAAGAAATCCATTGCGCGCCGCAATCAGGGTCGAGCGTCGGCAATTGCACATCGCAAGCGTAGCGCGAGCCGATACGGGTTATGCGCTGGGTCGGCCCGCCGAGTTGCGAGACCAGGTCGCCGCCGGTTCGTATCAGGTGCGGCGTTACCAGCGAGCCGCGCGGAAGCGGCGGAAAGGTAATCACGCGAGCCTCCGGGCGCCTTGGGTCGCGAGGTCGACCGGCGTTGCGCGCCTGGACGCTTGGACAGCCATGGACCCGGACATCGCCGCGACCCGGTCGGCGTAACTCATCATCTGGCGCGCGGCTTGTTCCCAAATGACGGCGCCCCGATTGTCGAAAATGATGGTCGGCGGCGCGGTGGCTTGCGAGCCGATGCCAACATTGCGAAGCGCCGAGTTCGGGATGACTTGCGAGCCCGCCGGGAGTTTCACTAGCTCCGGCCCGCGCTCGCCCACCATCGACCAGCCCGACGCGCTAGAGCTGGTCCCATCGGCATAAAGCCCCGCCAGGTCGTCCATGGGCGGCGCATAGGGAAGCGGGTTCCCGCTCAGTGAGCGCAGGACTTTCGCGAATCCAGATTCAAGCTGGAGCTTCGCCAGGTCCGCTATCATCTGGATAATGGTGGTCTTGAAAACGTCGCCGAGCTTCTGCGTGCCGGTGGCCGCGCCCGCCAGGCCGTCAATCATCCCTTGGAGACCTTGGCTCGCGACCGCTTGCATCCCCTCATTCACTTCCTGGAGGTTTTGCGGAAGCTTGTTCAGCCAATCGGCGAACGGCCCGAGGTTCGCGTTGACGACCGCTTGCTGGCGTTCTGGCTGGCTGGCCTGGACGGCGGCGATACGCGCGCGAGCGTCGGCGGCGGCCTTGCTGCTCGGGTCGGTTTTGTTCGCCTCGATAATGGCTTGTTGCTCGGCGACGACCCGCGCATCGGCGAGGGCGAGGGCCTCAAGCTCAAGTCTCTGGCGCTCGGCGGCGGTCCGGGCGAGGGCCTTTTGCGCCTTCACTTCATCGGCCCGGATGCCGATGATGGTTTCGAGCTGCGCCAAGTCTTGTTGCCGGATGGTGGCGGCTTTCTCGCGGTCGATGGCCTCAAGCGCCATCTCATGATTGTTCTTTTGCTGGAGCCCGAGCGCATCAAGCTCCTTATCCAGCGTGGCCCGCTCCGCCTTGGTTATTGTCTTATTGTTCGCCAGCTTTTCGCGCTCGGTGGCGATTTCGGTTTGTTGGATTTGATATTCGATTTCCGCGATGGTCCGTTGATGTTCGGCGCGAGCCTCGACCCCGATGGTCGCCGCGAGCCAAGCTTGTTCAAATTGCTTCTCGGCGGTTTCAATCTGCTTTTGGATTTCGGTTTGCTTGACCTTGAACTCATCCGCCGGAGGCGGCTTGCCGAGGCTCCCGAGGTCGGTTGTTTTCGCCGCCGTTGGCATGGCGGCGGACGTGGTGCCGTAGATGTTCGGCGCGTTGGCGCCTTTGCCGCCCGCCGCCACATCCGCGACGACCCGCTTTAGCGCCTGCTCGCGGGAGGCCGAGGCCATCTTATCGAGCGCATCGGAGATTTGGCGCATCTGCCAAATGACCGGGCTTAACTCGACCTGGAGATGGACCATTTCCTTGACGGCATCGCCGATGGAAAAGCCCCAAACCTGGAACAGCGTGGCGATGGTTTTAATATCGGTGGTGAGGTTGTGGATGCCGGTCGCCATATCAGCGACCCATCTGGCGACCTTGAGCATCGGCTCGGCGAGGTCCAGGAGCGACTCTTCTAGCTGGACCTTTGTGACTTTCGAGAGTTCCGCGAACGCGACCGCCGCCTTGTGCGCCGCCTCGACATAATCCGAGCCCATTACCGCGCCGCTCGCCAGCGCCGAGGTTTTCAGTTCGTCAAGCTGCTCGGCGGTCTTCCGGGCGAGCGGGAGCATTTCTTCAAGCCCGAGCTTTTTGGCGAGGCCCGCGCGCTCGGCCTCCGGGCCGATGCGCGACAGCTTGTCCAGGGTTTCCGTAAGCGCGGCGTTTAGGTCGCCGACCATCGCTTTCGGGTCGAGCTTGAGGGCCTGGAAAGCCTTAAGCGCCTTGGGCGCCCCGAGCGCGGCTTGCCCGAGCTGCGCGGAGAAATTGGCGATAGCCGGACCCGCCGCCGCCGCCGAGCCGCCGGCTTCCTCGAGAGCTTGCCGCCAAAGCTGGAGAGCGGTGGTCGAGACCCCGGCGGCTTGCGCCGCCTTGTAAATCTCATCCCCGAACTCGGCGGCTTTCTTGGCCGCTTCCAAGGCGGCAATGAGCGTGCCGATGCCAACGGCGGCGACGACCCCCGCCGGCCCGAGCGACTCGATGGCCGCGCCGAGGACCGGAATTTCGCTCGCCAGCGCCGAGGCGCTCTTGAACAGGTCATTGAGCGCGGCGCCGGGAGCGGTGGTCTTCCACCCGTCCTCGATTTTCTTTTTTGCAGCCCGGTTGACCTCGATAGCCCGATTTAGCTTGGCCTCCATGCGGGTGATGTCGGCATCCAGCCGAACAATCATCCGGTCGATTTCGGTCGCCATGGCCTAGGCCCACTTTTCCAACATGGCGTCATGTTCCTCGGGCGTCGGCGGCTTGGCCTGGTCCGGAAGCGAGTTCGCCAGGACCCATCCGTCGCGGGCGGCGAGGAACTCCCAAAGCGAACAGGCGTCCACGTCGCGCGGCGTCCAGCCCATCACGGCGCCGGCGCCGTAGAAGTCCGCGAATCTGAGCTTGCCTTTGGGGAGCGCGCTTTTTTCTTCGTTGTCGTTTGCGGCTCCCCCTCGGACTCCCCCACCGGCTCATCCCCGGGGCCGAGCAGCGAGGCGAGGACAATCTCCAAGGCGAGGTCGATGTTTTCCAGCATCGGGCGCTCATCATGGAAATCGCGGATGAGCCGCCCCGCGCTGGTCGGGTCCAAGCCGCCGCCAATCAGCGCGCGGAAAATGACCTCGCGGATGTCATCGACGCGCCAGGCCCCGAGCGCGCCAGCCGCGAGCATATCCAGGAAGGTCGCGGCGGGCGCCCGCTTGCGCGCCGCCGACCAGCTCGCGAGCCGTCCGGCAATCTCAGCGGGGCCGGCGTCACAGGTTTCCTGGATTTTGCGCCACTCGCCGATTCCGAGCCGGAACGTGCGGTCCGCATCGCCCCAAAGCCGGACGACCTCGCCCGCGCGATTCATTACGCGACCTCAGTCTCGCGCTCGCGCTCGGTGCGGTGCGCCGGTCGGCCTCGGCCTCGGCGGGTCTTTGGCGACTCCGCCGCCTCCGCCATGGCCGGGGTCGCCGTCACGGTAATAGGCCCATCGGAGATGATGTTTATGGTGGCTTCCATCTTGGATCCGCGATTGCCGGTAATCTCGAACCGGGTCAGGTGCCACGCGCCCGCGAAAATCACCCCGCCATCCACCGCCGGGACATCGACCACGACCTGCCCGTTGCGCGGGTCGGGGTCCTCCAGCCAATCCGAAAACTCTTGAACGTCCGGGGTATTGAGGATGCCGGCGCCTTGCGCGGTGTATTGCAGCGAGACCTTTTCCCGAACTAGCCAGCCGAGCAGGTCAGGGTCCTCGCAATCCGGGATGTTGAAATCATTGGTCGCGGCCTCGCCCACCACCGAGCGCGCAGCGTTGACGGTGCAAAAGGCGGTGAAGTTTTCCGGTGACCCGCCGTCGCCAACCATGATGAGGAGTCGAACGCCGTGGGCGTGTTTAACGGGCGTGCTAGGCATCGCTTAGGGCCTCCGTTGCGAAATAGTGGAAGTTCAAAAGCGCGTGGCTGGAGCCGTCCGGGTCGGTGAGATGCCGGGTGTCCAGGAAGCGCGCGACCACGGTGTCAAAACCGGGGATTTGAAAGCCGGTCTCTTCAAGTTCGAGGTCCGGAACGGGCGCGAGCGTCTCGCGGATAACCGCCGCTATCTGGCGCCCGAGCTGGACTCCGGGCGGGTCAGGTTTGGTCCAGACGTGGACGGCGGCGAATATCTCGGAGGCCGAAACGCACTCGTCGCTATCCTCGATGATTTGGTCATCACCGATGCGGATGAACGGGAGCGGCGCGTTCTGCGGAACGACCGAATAGATGCGGACCGCGCCGCCAGGCCAGAGCGCGGCGAGCGCGGATGAGCCCCTAAGCGCGGCGTCTTGCGCGGCGTGGAAGGCGGCGGCGGGGTCTGCCATCGCGTCACGCGGACGGGTCCGAGGTGGAGGACCCGATTACTGCTTTGATGGCGGCGCGTTCGGCCCGCTTGGTCCGTTCCTCCATGCGCTTCGCCAGCACGCGGCGGGCCGGAAACCAAAAGGCCAGCCCGGGAACATGCGTCCCGTTCGGCATCCGGTGGCCGACCTCCAAGTGGAATGGATATTTGTGGTTTTCGTCGCCTATCGAGACCAAGACCCCCATCGGGCCGGACCGCGATTTCTTGAGCGTGTCGATGAGATGGCCGTTGTGCGGGTTCGCTTCCTGCGGACAGGCGAAGCGGACCAGCGCCATGAACTCATCCGCGCTTTTATCATTGGCTTGCAGGATGGCGTCTTTAACCGCCGGCCCAAACATATTGGCGATTTTGGTCGCCAGGACATCGAACCCGTAAACTTTCGCCGTCACTTCGCTCATAGGACAGTCTCCACTTCCCGAGCCCGGAGCGCGACAAGGGTCACGATGGAGGCCAGCTCATCCACCGCCACGGCGGTTATCTCGAAAGGCCAGCCGAGCCACACGACCCGCCAATCGGTGTCGATAAGCGCGGAAAAGCGGTCGAGCCGGAGCGTGATTTCGATTGGCTGTGTGCCGGCGACCCGTTGCTGGAGAACCTGCTCGCCTTGTGTCCGGGCGAGGACCCGCGCCGGTGCGGCGAACATATCGGTCCAAGGCCCGAGCCGGTCGCCGTTCGCGTCTAGCGCGTGCTGCTGGAGCGTCACAGTCTCGCGCAGCACGCCGGCAAGTCCGGGCTGGCGCTTTTGCAGCATGGGACTAACTCCCGGATGGGCGGGGCGGTGTCGGAAGCTCGATGGCGGCGCCGCTGGCGACCAGGCGCTCGCCCCACGCGCGTTTAATCCGGACCTCAAGGCCCTCGGTGTAATGGATGGCGAGCCGGTGATGCGGGAGCGGAAACGCTCGCGTATCGCGAACGATACGGACCCACATCAGGCCAGCGCCGGGTCTCGCAAGCGTTCGAGGATGGCGGTGATTTGCGGCGACAAAAGCGCATCATCCGGCGTCCGCCCGTCATAAAGCGAAGTCAGAACGGTGAGGATGGCGGCTTTAACGAGGATAGGAACATTGGCCGGGGTCCAAGGGGCGGGCGGAACCGGCGGGACCGATGGCGTGAGCGGCGGACTCCAGCCCCACCACCACGGCGGAATCGGCGACGGCGGGACGATATCGGTCCATTCCTGCTCGGGCGCTTCACCGGATGTTGCGGATTGTTGCACCGGGACTGGCTGCGGGACCAATGGCCCCTCGATGAACGGACGCTTGAGGTAATCGACCACGATGGCCGAGGCTTGCTCGGCCTTGAACATCAGGTCAGTGAGTTGGTCCGGGGAGAGCGCGGCTTCCACCAGGCGCAATTGCCGCGCCGCCTCGGATTGCGAGACCAGCGCGACCATCAGCTCGGGACTTTCACTTGCGGGCCGGCAAAGTCTTTGCCGTCGCGCCCGCGCTTAACTGCCAGCGTCCAAGCTTTCTCGGCCTCACCGGGCTTGGCGGCGGTTTGCGTGTTCGCGACCCACGCCGAGCCGCCGAATGTCACCGTGTCACCGGGCCGATAGGTCCGGTCTTGCTCATACACGCCGCGATAGACCATGGCCGGAAGCACAAGCTCGAAACTCTTAACCTGCTCGCCGCGCATGAAGGCGAGGACCACGGTTCGCCCATCATCATGAAGGGTTGCGGCCAGGTCATCGAACCCGACCCCGGGCGCTCCCGGCTCGCCGTTCTTGCCGGCCTCGCCGTCGCGGCCTGGTGCGCCTGGTGCGCCGTCCTTGCCGTCCGTCCCGTTGGCGCCGTCCTTGCCGTCCCGGCCATCGGCGCCATCGCGCCCGACCACTTTGCCGAGCGCCCGGGTCGAGCCGTCGCCGAACGTCAAGATAAGCTCGCCCTCCCGGTCGATGAGCGCCGCGCGGACCGCCATGGCCGCGAGCCGCGCCTCCATATCGGCCTTGAGCCGCTCGATGAGCGGTTGAACCTGCGCGGCGAGTTCGGCGCCGAGTTGTGAAGCGAGCGCATCAAGGTCAGGCATAGAGGGCCTCCCGGAAGCTTGCCGTAATCAGCGGGGCAAGCCGCTTGGCGGTGTCATCCTCGGGGATAGTGTCCGGCTCCGGGGTCGCCGCATCCGCCGGCTCGGGGATGCTATCCGGCGCCGGAGCTGCGCCAGGAACCGGCGGCGATGCCGGCGCGGCGTCACGGTTCGCGAGCGCCTCGAGGCTGTAATATTGTTGCTGCGCGAGCGGGGACTCACCGCCCGGAACCGGCGGGAGGTCGATGCGAGCGCGAGCCTCGTTCGGCGCGACGATGGAAGCCGAAACCCCGTCCTTAAGGACGGTCATCATGGTCGTGGAATCCATCCGGAGCAGGTTTTCAATATCGAACTCGGTGCCGAGCCCGACCGGACATTCCAGGCCCTCATCTAGGCAGAGTTCCGCCGCCTCGATGAGCGATTGGAGGCATTGCGAGTAATACTCGACATTGAGCGCCTGGATGTTGACGTGCGTTGGCATCGGCGCGAGGCCGGTTTTGTACGGCGGGACGTGGAACACCGAACACACAACGTCCGCCGTCCATTTGAGCTGGTCGATGAGCTGGCTTTCCTCCGCCGTCATCGCCAGGCGCTCATATTTCAGGCCATCGCCGAGGACGGCGACCCGTCCAGCGTTCTCGCCGGTAAAGTTGGTCTCCCAGGTGTTTTTAAGCCGCGAGGCGGTGGCGTCGGAGATGGCGCCGGGAGCAATGAGGATGCCGCTCGGGCGCGAGGCGTTCTTAAAGAACTTCGCCTGATTGAGCTGAATCGCCATCCCTTGCGACGATGAGGTCGCCGCCGCCCATATCGGCGATGTCCCGACTAGCGGGTGATAGATGCAGTTAAAGCGGTCGTGGATGATTTCCCGGGCCGGGACCACCACGCCGGACCCAATCTGATTGAGCCGCGAATAGGCCAGCTCATAGAAGACCGAGCCATCATCGGCGATAAGCACGCGCGTCCGGTCCGGGTCCAGGATGTAGAGCCCGACCACAACGTTCCGATTATCGCGGGCCTTGAGCGCGTAGGTGTTCCCGCGCGTGAGCTTGGACAGCATCCAGCTTTCCCAAAACTGGATGCGGTTTTGATAGTTGTTCGGCTTGCGGAGGACCGGAGAATAGGCCGGCGAGTCCGTCTCGCCCCAAATATCATTATCATCCTGCGTCACCAGCTTGACCCGGAGCTTGGCGACATCGGCGGCGATTAGCGTGATGCACGCATAAACCGCGAAATAACTAAGGATGGTCTCCCGGTCCAAAATTACATTTTGCTGCCAAGCGCCGGTAAAGCTCTCGAACACGCGCAGCCAGCCGCCACCCTGGACCGGCTCGACGCCCCCACTCGATGCGGACAAGCGGGGCGGTAAGGCGCGAGAGAAAAGCGCCGGAAGGCGCATCTAACCGCCCTTGCCCTTGGGAGCCGGCTTCGCCGGACCGGAAGGGTCCGGCTTACTCTCCCGGCCCATGGCTCCGACCCGGTGCGAACTCGGCTCGGGCTCGGGCTCGGGTTGTGGACTCGGCGGCGGCTGGTCCGGCTTCGGAACCGGGTCGCCACCATGCCCCGGCGGGATAGGTCCAGGATTCTCGGAGGCTTTCGGCCTTTTCGGCGCCGCGGATCCTGGAGGCCGTAGTTGCGCGGCGAGGCGGCTATAGCGCGGGTCTTTCTCTAGCGCGTCGATGAGGCGGTGGTCCTGCGCGGTGAGGACCCGGGTTTGGTAGGTCTGTTTTTCAGTCATGGCGCCCTCGGAAGGGAAAGAGCGTCCGGCGCGGGGATGTTCGGGAGAGGCGGGCCGCGCCGGACTAAGTGAGGGGAGAGCCCTACGGCGTCGGGACGTTGCCCCAAGTGACGCCGGTCAGAATCACGCAAGCTTGCGGGCGGCGCTTGGCCCAATTGATGATGCGTTCGGCCTTGAGCCCCACGCAATTCTCTTGCCACAAGCTCACGATGGTCGCCGCCGCTCCGCCCGCCGGGGCGAGCGCATCGCCCACCGGATTATCGAGCATCTCGACCGACGCTTCCCGGGACATATCCACCATGAAGCCGCCTTCATCGCCAAGATAGACCTCCGGCGCGTTGACCAGGATGGCGATGGTTGGCGGGACATAATCGGAAGTGATGACCGGGAAGCCCGCCAGCGTGCCGCCGCTCCGGTTGATGTCGGCGAACTCGGGTTGTCCGAGCAAGTTGACCATCATCCCGAGCGAAGCCGCCAGGTTGCCGCACATAATCCAGACGCCGCCCCGGAGCGCGTTATTGCCGACCACATAGGCCGCATAAGCGGCTTTGATGTCGGCGCGGGCCTCGGCGGCGCTGCTCCCGGTGGACGGGATGCCGACCACGCCGTTCGTAATCGAGGCCGGCGAGACATTGGCGACCGCCGCCTTGGCCGGGTCGATAAAGTCGATGTCTAGGCGAGCCCGGAGCGCATCGACCAGGCTATCGCGCACAATCACATCGGCGGCGGGCGAGGAATAGCGCACCAGCTCATCCGTCAGGACCGCGATGGTGGCGACCTTGAGCGGCTCCAGGTGCGTCCGGGAGAAATCGAATTTGGTTAGCGGCTTGGCCTTGCCCTCACCGACCCAATAGCCTTGCCCTCCGGAGGTTTGGCCCACCAGCGGAACCCGGAACGGGACGCGCCGGAGGTCCGGAACGCCGCCGACCCCGAATTGCCCGAGGATGGTTTGCGGGCGGAGGAAGGCGATGAAATCCGCGACCGCGCCGCCTTCATGGGAAATCAGCGCGCCGGCCCAATTCGGGTCGGCGGTATTGCCCGCCGCGACGGTGGCCTTAACGACCGCGATGACCTCGGAGTCGTTCGGGTATTGCTCTTGCGCGACGGTGTAAGGGTCGCGGCCAATCATCTTGGCGAGGACGATTGAGCGAGCAATCCGAGCCATGCGGATTCCGGGCTCGACCCGCTCGGCGGCGCGGACCACCGGCTCAATCCGTCCCGTCCGCTCTGGAGCGGCGGGCGCCGCGAGCGCCGTGGCGCCTGGTGCGGCGGTGATGACCTGATTAACCGGCTCGGCGCATAGAGCTTGCGCGCGTTCGAGGGACTTGAGGCGTTCGAGCTGGCTTTTCACCGAATTGACTTCGGCGGTCAGCGTGTCGAACTCCTCGGCCTCTGAGACATCGCAAGTTTCACCCCGGTCGCCGGTTCCAGCCATGATTTCGGCTTGGCGAGCGACCTTGGTCTGTAGCGATTTCGTGAAGTCCTGGACTTGCTCGGAGATGGTGCGAGGCATTGCCGCGCCCTCCCTTGCTAAGGGTTTCGGGGATGAGCCCGAGGCGCCGGGCAGTTTCACAACGGGAAGGCCGGACGCGGCCCGAGCCCCGATGTCGAAATTTCGGAAATTGGTGATGGTGGCCTCGGCGTTCGCCGGGATGGTCACCGCCGATAGCTCCATGATCTCGATGGCGGTAAAGCGGATGCCGCCATTCTGGAGGCTCTCCATGCCGTCATTGAGGACCCGGAAGCCGATGGAAACGGCCCGCACTAGGCCGGCTTTGATTTCGCCCCACGCCGTATTGACCCGGTCCTGGAGCGGTCCAGGCTCGGCGATTTTCGGGATGGTGGCGGTAAAGGCGATGCCGTCCGGCGTGGCCTTCTGAAAGCGCACCGTTCCAATCGGGCGTTCGCTATCGTGCTGGTGAAGCAACGGGAGCGGGTTTTTGAACTTCGCCCCGGTCGGGTCGATGACATCGCCGAGGCGGTCGGTGGCGGGCGTTGTCGCCCACCCCTCAAAGACCCGCTCATCCTCGCCATCCGTCGCGGCGCGAACGGATAGCGCGGCATAGGCGCGATGCAACATGGCGCCGCCTTCCGTGCTAGATGTTTGGAGTTGTCGAAACCTTGACCCGGCGGGTCATCTCGCCGGGTTTTTCTTGCCTAGAGCGCCAGCACCGAGGCCCGCTCCTGGTCCGTTAGGACCCTTGGATACGGGAACGGCTCGGGCTCGCGGGCTTGCTCATATCGCTCGGCGATGTGCTGGAAGCGCAAAAAGAAATCATCCGGCTCGCAAAACAGGCCAGGTGAAAAGACGCCATCATGGATTTCCTGAAACCAAACCGCCCGCATCCCGGGATATCCGCGCCCGATAAGCACGCGAACGCGCCGGTCCAGGAGCGTTAGATTTCGCAACGCGAGGCGCTGCGCTTCGCCGAGGATGACCGGCCCCTTGTCCTGCCCGGTGACCTTTTTCCACTCGATAAAGACGAACCGGATTCCGAACTCATAGAGTCCATCAATATCCATTAGCCCGCGCCGTCCGCCCGGGAGATAGCGCGCCAGCGCCGAAAGCTCCGGCATCTGCGCGAGGTAGCAATTCGGCGGAGCCTCGAGGCCCTCCGGAGCGCACCGATGCATCATCGGGCGGGCTTTAGCCATAAGGCCCCCGGAGCGGCGTGAGGATGGTCGCGGTCGCGTGGAAGACCTCGGCGAACCGCCCGATGAACGGCCCGAAATAACAAACCATTTGGCCTTGCGTTGGCTGCGCCATCTCGCCGGCCTTGGAAATGAAATGGATGCGTCCGCGCGTGAATCCGATGGCGTCGGCGGCCTCCATGGCGGCCTGAGACCATGCGGTGTCGGTGTAGTTGTGGGTTAGGAGGATGGCTTGCGCGACCCGCGCGCTGCGGACCTCGGCGATGAGCTTGGCGACGAACTCGGAGAGTAGCGGTTGCGCGTAAGGCGGGTTTAGCCACACCCGGCCCGACCACTCTTGCGCCAGGCCGTCATCATCCGCGCTAAAGTACCGCTCGGCCTGGACGGTGGCTTGCGCTTGCGCGCTGGAGGCCGGGTCCAGGTCAATCCCGCCCATCACCGCCCGCGCCAGCTCCAGGACCGGCGGCGGCGTAAACCACTCGTTTTCCCCGGTGAAGTTCGTTCGATGCGCCGGCTTGTCGATGAGCCCGCGCGTGGTCGGCCTTTCCTCTTTCTCAAGCGCCGCCTCGAACTCCGGCGCCGGGATGGCGGCGAGCCGTTGGAAGCGGCTCGCGTCCTGCTTTGAGAGCCCGATACGCGCTAGCGTTTCGGCGAACGGCGAGGGCGATTTGGTCCCGTCTCGGGACGAAATATGACGCTCCGTTGGCGGCGTGCGTTCCTCGGATTCCAGCAATTCGCCGGTCCGGCGCTCGGCCCGGATGCGGATATTGATGGCGCGGTGTTCGGCCTCGATGTTCTTGGCCTGGTGCGCGTAAATCTCCAGCGCCCTCGCCTTGTCGGCGATGTCCTTGGCCTCATCGACCCGCTCGCACTCCACAATCGCGGCGCACATCCGGTCATAGGTCGGGACCGAAATCAGCGCGTTATCTGGAGTAACAGCGTAATTCATGGAGCCCGCCGGAAGCGTGCGCCAGCCCGCAAAAATGGTAACAACGCCGGTCTCAGATTTGCAAGCGTGGCCGGTTAAACAAAAAGGACCTGATATTCCGGCTCGCCTTCGGGCTGGCGCTCCCGGTCCTTGAGCCCTTGCGCCATCGCCAGCACCACCGCGCCGTCGATGCGGAATCGCGCCTTGGACTTATCGAGCTTGCGCCCGCCCGCCGGGTCGGTGACCGCCACGGCGTTTCCCATGCACCAGGTCAAAACCGGGTTGCCGTCATGCACTAGCTCGCCATGCAGAACCGCCGTTTCCAGCGCGTCCACGGCGGGCGCCATATCCTTGAAGCCTTGCCCCCATGGGACCAGCCGCAACCCGTCGCCGGGTTCGCCGTCCGGGTGCGCCTCCAGGCCCACCGCATCGAACTCCCGGAGCAGGTTTTGAATCCCCCATCGGTCGTAAGCCAGCCCGAGGACATTGAACCGCTGATAAACCTCGGCGATGCGCCGCGCGACCGCTTGCGGATGGATAGAGCGGCCCGGGACCGCCTCGATGTAGCCTTGGCTCGCCCATAGCGCGTAAGGGACGCGGTCGCGGCGTTCGTGGTCCTCCAGGTAGTCGGCGGGCTTGAAAAACCACGCCGCCACGCGCGACCCGTCCGTCGCTGAGAGCGCGAGCAGCGCGCAAAGGTCGATTTTCGCCGACAGGTCGAGCGCCAGGTAAATCGACTCGCCATCCACCAGGCAAGCGGCGCCCTTGCACGCCATCCAATCGGCCCGGGAGATGAGGGTCGAGAGCGGCGAGACCCGTTGATTCAGGTAGAGGTTACGGACCTTCGGTTCCTCGGCTGGAAGCCGCTTGGCTTTCGCCATCGCGACCGCCAGCTCATCGAGCGACCGGAAATCCCCGAGCGCCGGGTTTGCCTCGCGCCAGGCGCTTTCATCCTCAAGGTCGCAATCCTCTGGCGCGGCGTAGAGATGGCAAACCGTGGTCGGGTCCTCGCCCGACAAGCCGTCATCAATCAGCTTGGAACAGATGTGTTCCGGGTCGTTCGATTGCGTGGTGATGGCGAGAAACAGCGGCTCGGCCCGCGCGCCCATAGAGGTATCGAGGACATCGTAAAGGTCGCGGCTTTTGGCTTGCGCCAGCTCATCGAAAATCACGAACGTTGGATTGAGGCCGTGTTTGGTCCCGACCTCGGCGGAGAGCGCCCGGTAAAACGAACCGTTGCCGAGGCAAACGATGGTCTTGGTCGAGGGGACCACCCGGAGCAGCGGGACAAGCTCCGGCTCGGCCTCGACCATCTGGCGCGCAGCCTTGAACACTTGGCCGGCTTGCTCGCGGTCGTTGGCGGCGGAGTAAATCTCGCCGTTCCGCTCGGCCTCCGGGCCTATCAGATGCACCAGCACCAGGCACGCGGCGAGCAGGGTCTTTCCGTTCTTGCGCGGGAGCGAAAAGATGGCGCGGCGCACCACCCGCGAGCCGTCCGGCCATTGCGGCGCGTAAACGTCAAAGATGAATCGGCGCTGCCATTTGCGGAGCCGGACCGGCTTGCCGGCGCCGACCCCGGAGGGAATGGTTAGTTGCTCGATGAACGCGCAGACCCGTTCCGCTCGTTCGAGGTTACGACCTTGAGCGGGGCGCCGCCGAGCAAGCTTCCGAACTTCCCCGGCTCCGGCGCGTCCGGAAGCGTCAAGCGCGTCCGCGCCGCTGGCGTCATCCCCAGCCGGTCGCCCGCCTTGAGGATGATTTCGGCTTGGCGGGCCTGGACCGCCAGCGCCGGATGCGCGGCGGGCTGGCCTTGACCGCCCCGCACAATCAGGCCGTCGCGCGCCACCAGGTCCCGAGCCTCCAGGTAATTCGCCCATGCGTCCGCATAGACCGCCAGCGCCGGGACATCGGCGGCGGTGTAGAGCCCCGGCGGCATCGCCGCGACGGCTCGGTCCCACTCGCGCGCCGCCACGCCGGTTAAGACCTTGGGTCTCACCAGCGGGCCGGTCGGTTGCGGTTCCCTTCTGTTAAGGCGCTGCTTTCCCGGGTTGCCCTCTAGGCGCTTGAGATGGGTCGCCTTGGGCGCGGGACCACGGACCCCCATGGATGGCCTCCACTCATGTTCCCCGGACTTCGGATGACCTTGATTTGACCGGGGTTTCATCCGTTCGGGAGCCCCAGCGACCCGGCCTCGATAGGTTCGGCATCGCGTTTTAAGGTCCCGGGGGCCGGTGGCGGACGCTCAGATTTCTGGATTCGACCCATCCCCCCCGAAACGCCATCCCCTAAGCGCCTTGGCCCCCGAACGCATCACGCGCGCGTGATAGGCCAGCCATCGGCATCGACGCGCAGCGGCAAGGCGCCGAGTTCGAGCAATTGCTTCTCCCGGTCGTGGTGCGGTTTGCAGAGCGATTGAAGCTCACCGCGCCAGAACTTCACCGGGTCGCCGTGGTGCGGCTGGATGTGGTCGGCGATGGTGGCGGGCGTGTAAACGCCGGCCTCCAAGCACATCGCGCAGAACGGTTGCACTCGGATTTGCAGCCGGCGGCGGCGCTTCCAACGCTGCGTTCCGTACCATTGCCGATAGATGAGCGCCTCGGCGGACCGTGCGTCCGAGCGCGATTGCTCGCCCATGGCGTTTATATCCCGCTAAACCTAGAGCCGCGCAAGGGATGCCCGACTAGCTATGGTGGTCGCGACCCATCGAATATGCGCGAGCCAGGTTCTCCAGCGCAGCCACAATCATCTGAGATTGCCGCACCGTTTGGGTCACGCCGGTAATGCGGCGCACCACATCGCGCCATGGGAGCGGGCGGTCCTGCTCGATGGCCGAGCCCACCAGCGCGGCGAGTAAATCCCTATCCATCGGGCCTATCTTATCCAGCACCAGGCGCACGCGGACGCCGGCATTGAGCATCCGGTCGGTCATCAGCTCGGCGGCGCTGTAGTTCGCCGAATGGACCTCGAGGCGCTCCGGACGCCCATCGGCGCCTTTCCATATCGCCCAATCCGTTGTTAGCCGCTCGGCGGCGGTGGCTTGGCCTGCGGTGATGGTTTCGGCTTCCTGGAGCTTGCGGAATGGACTTGCGCGATATGCGGATTGAATCCGACGCGCGCGGTCCAGGTTCACCACCGCGCCCATCGCGCGGAGTCTCACAATTTCGGCCTCGGTGGCTTGGCGCTCGGTGCGGCGTCGGAGAATCTCTTGCGGGTCGGCGGGCTTGTGATGGCGCTTGGACATCCGGGCCGGTCCTGGAGTTCAAGCCGAGTTTATATCTCAAGCGCCGAAATTCGGATATTTTTGGAGCGGCCCAAATCCACCCCCCCGGACATAGGGCCGGGTCTCCGACAAGACCGGACAGAGCCGGAGCTAACTTCCCCGCTCCGGCTCTGTTTCTATTTTCCCGATTTCGCGTAAATCTAGCGCCGCGACAGGTGTTCACGCTCCATCGCGGAATCCGTTCGGCGCATCGGTCCTTTTCCCGGTTCACCAGATAAGGCGCGAGCCGGATGGATTTTCGCGTTAGCGGATTGGCGGTGGCGGCGGATAGGTCACACCCTCGCCGAACCTCCATTCAAAAACCGTGCAATCGCCGGCATCGGTGATGATGATTCTTTGCGTGGTCCCGAGCTGCGCGCCGATGCTGCGCGAATAGCGAAAAGCCGTCTCGACCGCTTCGCCAGGCCCGACAAACTCGCGGACCCGCTCACAACTCCCATCCGGGAAAAACTGATAAACCGAAAATTCGTCCGCCATCGCCCGTTACGCCTCATCAGGCGGCTCAGTTAGTTTCAAAATTTCGAGGTGGTTGTCCACCAGCCGGCGGTCAATCACCTCAATAGCCGCCTCAATTGCAATGCGGGCGGTCGTCAGCCGAGCCAGCACCGCGATTAAAGCCGCCTCGTTTTTGAGCATATGGGCGGCGATGATTTCGGATTCCGTCATTCACATATCCTCGAAAGGCGCCGCCTCGAAATCCAGGAGCGAAGTTATGTTTTCGTCGCTCCAGCTCGGATATTCGGCGCGTAGCCGGCGCTCGATGCCCTCGGCTTGCGCGGTGGCATCATCCCAATCAATTCCCTGATTCGTCAGGACGTGAATCAGGTGATGGCGCGCGGCCTTGAGGTTCGAGGCGATGATTTCGGATTCCGTCATTTATCCGGCTCCATGGGCGGACCGATGCCCCACGAAAACGCCATTTCCCATATCCGATAGGCCAGCGGACGGCGGTCCGGGCCGAACGTGTAGCTTGGAACCCCGACCGTCCCGTCACCCGGAACAATGACTTTTTGCGCCTCTGGCGAGAGGTCAGCGAGCGCGAACTTGGAGCCGTTCGGCGCGAAAAGGTGGGTCGTGTGCGTCGGCGATTGGCCCACCGCGACAATGCAATTCCAGCGGACCGCCAGCTCGGCAAAGACGGTTTGATGCCATGGCGTTTCCCATGCCTCGGGCCGGTCCGGCATCGGATGAACGGTGACCACGGTCGGGAACGTGAAGGCGTCGTTTACGGTGAGGACGAACCCGCAATCCTTGGGCGCCATCCAATCCGGCAAGATGTGGTCGAACGTCCGCCAGAGGCAATAAAACCGGCGACAGACTCGCGGTTGCTGGCGCTCGCCATAAACGGTGCAGGACTTCCCGGCGGAGCCGTCCAGATAGCGGCAAGGCGTGGCCGGCGGCTTGCTCAATTCCTTGATACCCGGCGCGGTGCAGCACGCATCACATCCCTCGCACGACCTGGTGATGGCTGGCGCTTGCGCGTCACCATTGCGCCGCCGGAGCTTGGCGAGCGCGTCCGCCATCAGGAATCGAGCTTCCTAGACGGCTCGCACTCGTTCCGGTCGTAGCGTTCGAGCCACTCGCGCATGATGGGCGCGAATGCCTCCGGGTCCATGGTGGAGGTCACGACCGCGCGGTAGTTGTCGCCAACGTCCGCCACCAGGAAAAACACGAATCCGAAATCTTTCGGGAGCCGCTTGGCGAGCTTGCCGAGCGCCTCCGCCAGCGTCTCGGCGTTTTTTTGCGTCATCGCGGGATGTTTCATGACTCCTCCGGAACGAACTTCATCACCCGTTGCGCCATGGTCTGTAAGAGCTTCACCGCCTCGTAACCGTCCTGCTGCGCGATTTCGGCGAGCGTCGGGAGCCCGGTTCGGATGCTTTCGAGAACCTCGGCGCGGGTTGCCTTTCGGCCTTCCGAATACCACTCGACCCGCGCCGGATGGCCGAGCCGGAACAGCAAGCCGTCGCGCTCGCGCTGGACCCGATAGGTGCGGCAAAGCCAAATAAGCGTCACGCCGGGATTGCGCTCAATCATTATGCCGGCGGGCGGGCGATGTGGCGGCTTGTCCGAGTGACGGCGTTTCGCCAGCGGGCGCGTGAGGAACGGACAGGCCGTCGCCGCGAAGCGGGCGCAACCCGGATGCGATGGCGGCTCGGAGCTAACCCGGTTGACCCCGCACATCGGGCCGACCACGAACGCCGCTAGGCCAGCGCGGCGGCGTCCGCAAACCCAGCAAAGCCGTTCCTGGTGCGCGCGGTGGACTTTTTGGTTCGAGGTCGCGCGGAACTCCGGTTCGCCATCAATCCACTCGACAAAGAACGGGACCGGATAGCCGCGCGCGTCGATTTTGAGCGCCTGGATTTGCGGCGGTGCGTCTGGGAAGCGCGAGCCGGGATTCATGCGTCACCGCCGCCGAGCCATGGCAACTCATCATCCGGGAATTGCCGGTCGACCAGGACGGTGACGGCGGCGGCGGCGCCCGGGAAGCCAGCGCCGAGCAGGATTCCCACCGCCAGCACGGCGCCCGCGCCGCACGGTTTCCGAGCGCGGATCCTCGGCGATGAGGCCGCTTCGGATGTTTCGGAAGTTCCGGAAAACCTCGCGCGTCTCGCTCATGGTTGATGCTCCTCAAGCTCGTAATCCACTTGCCGGATAAGCCACTCGCGCGCCGAGCCATGGCCGAGGCGCTCCAGCGCCAGCGCCGTCCGGATGCCGATTCCGGCCTTTCCGTTGAGCAGTCGGGAGGCGTTGGGCCGTTGCATCCCGAGCGCCTTGGCGAGCGCGCTAACGGTGACGTAGCGCGGTAATATTTGGTCCCGAATTTGGACCCCTGGATGTTTCACCGGACTCACTCATCTGGACGAACCGGCGGCGGGTTAGCGGGGTCCGGGCGCGGCTCACCACCGAGCGCGGCCCGGAGTTTGTTTGTGGCCTCAAACGCCACATCCTCGGCGGTGACCGCGATGCCGAGGATTGACCTGTAAAGCGCGGGCGGTGTGTCGCCCGGAAGGCTGCGCGCGAGACTATGCCACCGGCTCGCCTTGATGGTCGCGGCAAGCGTCTCATCCAGGAGTTCGAGCGGGGTCGGTTCGGTCATGCCGCCTTGCTCCCATAGCCTCCAGCCGGGAACCGCGCGCCATGCCTGCGCCAATGCTGGACCGTCGTTTTCACGAACTCGGTCGGCATATCCAGCCGCTCGGAGATTTCCCGGACCATCACGCCGCCCATCCGGAGGTCGCGGATTTCCTCCCGCATCTGGTCGTAAGCCGCGATATTGGCGAAGCCCCAATGAGCGGCGCCCCTAGCCTTGGCGAGAACGGCGGGGAGATAGTCCGGCGAACGGCGGTCCTTGGCCGGCGCCGCGCCTTTTATCACCGCGCCCATCCGGGGCCGTCCGATGGACTCCAGCAAGGCATAAACCACATAAGGCGAAACCTTGAGGTCGATGGCGACCTTGGTCGGCAACTCGCCCAAGCCCTCGACCCGCCGCAAAATCTCGTAACGTTGCGCGATGTAGGCTTGCAGCGTCATCCCGCGCCGCGCGGCGGCTTGCGCCATGGTTTTGAAGCCCCGGGAGTCATGCGGCCCCATCGCCGCCATCGAGCCCGCCGCGCTCGCCGAGAGCCCCGGCAAGAGGCTTGGATTTTCCCAAACCGGCGAGGCCGGGTCTTCCCACCACCACGGCGGAGGCGGAATCGGAACGCCCTCTAGCTTGCGGCTTTTCGGCGGCGAGCCCTTGGCTTTCGGCTTGGCCTCATCGCCGGGGAACACGACCCGGCCTTCCGTCCGGGCCTTGCGTTTGAGCCGCACCACCACGCCGAGTCCAATCCCGAGGTCGGCGGCGATGATGTGGTCGGCTTCGCCGCGCAAAGCGCGCTCGATGATTTGACCTTCTAGGCTGGTGGAAACGAGGCTCTCGGCGAACGGGCTGGTCAACCGTCGCGGCTCGGCCCTTGAGATGGGCCGTTGTGCGGCTTCCATCCCGAAAGGGACGGGCGGTGACCAGCCCGCCGCCCGCGCGAGGGCCTGCGCGTGCTGAATTACACTGTCCCGGACTTCACCCGGCGGGATGGCCGAGAACGCCTCGACCAGCTCGGCGGCGCCGGACAAGGAAAAGAATTGCGCCATACGGACGCTATCAATTTGCGACATTGCGGCCCCCCGGCGCCGGCTTGTGGTTTCCATTGGCGGCGCCGTGACCATGGGCGGGCGCCCACGTCTTTGTGTAGCCGAGCGCCATGGCTACGACCGTGAGCGTAAAATTCTGCGGGCGCCGGACCGAGCCATAGAGCCAATTCAGAATCGTGAACCGGGACACCCGCCACCCGAGCTTTGCGGTTTCGTGTTCGATGTCCTCGGGGCTTAGGCCGCTCTCGCCGATGATGCCGACGATTAGGTCCATATCCGGGTCCTTATCGAGCCACGAATAAGCGTAATAATTTGGCGTGGTCGGAATGAAGTTCGGTCGCCGAGGCGCGGGTCGATGGACCCGCCCGATGTAGCGTGGTGCATCCGGCAATTGAGCCTCCCGCCCGGTAACAAACGCGCGAACTTTCGCGCGCGGGCTAGAAGGAAACCCCTAAAATCCGTAAGTTGCAAGCCTCGAGGGCTGGCGCATCGAAACCCGGGCGGGCGGTATGTGCCATGATTTTCCAGTGGAGCCGCGCAACTCGCGTGTGGGAGCTGGTCGCCGACAGCGGCGAGTCAATTGGAACGGCGAGCCCCGTTCCTGGAGACCTCTGGGAAGCGCAAATGAGCCCGATGTTCGGCGGGCGTCATGCGCTGGCGAGCGACCTGGATATGCTCCAAAGGTGGATGATGGCGGAGGCGAGTGAGCCTAGATGAAACCCGCCGAAATCCGCGCCGAGCCCTCCACCGAAACCGGGGTCGCGTTCCTGGACGCCTCAAGCCGGCGTTCTTGCCTATGGCCGCTCGGCGGCGCCGGGGCCGAGCTGGTGGTTTGCGGCGAGGCTCGAACGGCGGGGTCGTCCTATTGCCAGGAGCATGATGAGCTGGCGCATGGCGCCGCACATCCGCCGCGCATCAAGGTCCCATAATCAGCGCGAGCGCCGCGACTATCACCAGGCCCGCCACGACCACGACCAAGAACGTCCTCACGGCGCCGGCTCCAGAGCCTCGACCTCGGCGATGCGCCGGCCAATCCACGCCATCACCGGAACCGCCATGGCGTTTCCGAGCGCCCGATATCGCGGCCCGTCTTGCGCCAGGCCGCGCCGCCACGGAATTAGCGTGTAATCGTCCGGGAAGCCTTGCAGCCGCTCGCACTCGCGCGGCGTGAGCCGGCGGACGGCGGTTCCGATGCGGACCCCGGTCTGGATGTTCGAGGTCTCGCTCGCCTTGCGCGCCTGGATGGTCGGCGCAACGTCCCGCTCCCATACGAATCCGCTGGCCTGGTCCGAGCAGGTGAAGGCGGCGATGTAGTCGCGGCTCGACCCGCCGCTCGCGGCGCGAAGCGCGCCGGCCTGGTCGCCGCCGGCCTCCAGCATGGCGCCGCCGTCACGACCCCGGAGCGCGAACGGGACCACGTTATGCAGCCGAAAATTATTCCGGCCCTCATGTGTGTAAGTCTTATCCTCCGAGGCGCTCACCGGGTCGGCGATATCCGGAGGCCAGCTCACGACCAGGCTCTCCACCGTATCGGCGGTCCGGCCCGGAGGCCGAGCGCCGCCCGAGGATCCGCCGCAAGATTGCAAGGTCGGCGCTAATTCGGCGGCGGCTTGTGGGCGCCGTCCTCCAGCGCCGTTTGCAGGTTCGCCGGCAAGGCTTTTCCCCGTTTGGCGGCTCGGCGGAGGATGCCCCGACAGGCTGTGACGCTCAAAGAGTACCGCGACGGGAGGTCGCCAATCTCCAAGATATCCGACAAGGAAGACGCGACGGCGGCGCTGTGGAACTCCGAAATATTGAGCGTCAAGCACTCGCCATGCGAACCCATACCCGAGTTCCCCCAAGAGCCCGAGGAAGGCGCCAAAGTCCCGGCCTCGGTTTGACGTGAGGACCCCGGGGACGTTCTCCCAAGCCAGCCATCGGGGCCGCAAGCGACCAGCCAGCTCAAGATATTGGAGCGCCAGGTCACCACGCTCATCCGCCATGCCGCCTCGGCCTCCGGCGACGGAAAAGGATTGGCAAGGTGTGCCGGCGACCAGAGCGTCAATTGGCTCGAAATCTCCGGCTTCAATGGTCGTGAAATCGCCATGTAACGGGACCTCCGGATGCCGGTTACGCAAGACCGCGCGCTGGAATGGCGCGACTTCGGATAGGAAGGCGGCTCGCCAGCCTAGCGGGGTCCAAGCCACCGATGCGGCCTCGATGCCGGAGCAAACCGAGCCGAAAACCAAAGGCCGATTTTGCGCGGAAGCGGCGGTCACCAGGCCGCTCCGGCAAACTTTCTTTCACCCCGCTCTATATAGGGTTGAAAGTTTTGAAAGTTTCGAGGTCCAAACCGAGAACGATGCCCCCCTAAGCCGTTGATTTCGCTCGATAGGCCGAAACTTTCATCGAAACTTTCACAAACTTTCATCGGCGGGCTGGTGAAAGTTTCGCCGGGGCGCTCATTCGTCCGGGTCATCGCGCCCCCCGTCGCCGTCAATCTCGACTTCCGGGAGGCCGTATTTGCCGCGTCCGGCCTTCACCACGTCGCCGGCCTTGAGCATCCGATAGAGGTTTAGGTCGACCACGTTACGCCGTAGGCCGGTCTGTGCGGAAATCTCGCTAGGCGTGAGAAACCAACCGGCTTCGCGCATATGGCGAAGGATTTTCCCGCGCGTTTCGGTTTGCCGGGTTTCGGCGGCATCGCCGAGGACGTGCCATCGGCAATCGTCCTTGTCGAACTTAACCGCGACCTCGAACTCCTCGATGTCCCGGCCTCGGCCTTTCAGCACGGTCGAGCCGTCGCCTTGCCGCTCCAGGACGATGACGGCATCGGAGCCGCCGGTTAGGCCGTTCGTCCCGCTTATGCTCTCCAGGTAGTCATCTGCGGCGCTCTTGCGGGTGTGATGGACCACCAGGATTGAAACGCCATACTCGCCCGCGAGCCGCTGGAGCGAGGTCGCCGAGCGGTAGTCATATGAATAGGGGTCTTCATCCCGCATCCGCTCCGGGCGGATGTAATTAAGCGTGTCGATTACGATAAGGCGCGGGTTCGGTTGCGCGTCCAGCCACTCGCGCAAGGCTTCCTCGCAACCCTGCCCGAGCCGCACCAGGTCGCGGCCAAACCACACGGTTAGCCGGCGCGGCGCCGAGCCCACCAGCGAGCAGACCGTTTTAAGCCGGGACTTCATCCGGCGCGGGGAGTCCTCTAGCGCGCAATAGAGAACGTCGCCCTCGACGCAATGTTGGTCGCCGAGCGTGAAGCCGCCCCACGCCACCGCGCAGCATAGGTCCAGCGCAAGCCAGCTTTTGCCGCGCTTCGGGGCGCCGGCGAGCAGGGTGAGGCCCTCGGCGATGTAAACCGGGACGGCGTAATTGATGGGCGGAAACTCCATTTCCCAAAGTTCCGCCGCCAGATGGCCGCGCTGTGGAGGCCCCGGGCGCATGGTGGCGATTTTCGCCGCATCGCCGCCAGCCGCGAGGAAATCGAACACATCCCCGCCATGGAGCAGCCCGGGGATGTGGATGGTGCGGACCTCGGCGGTCACCGCCTCGAGGTTCTTGGCGACTCTCTCGGCGTGCTTTCGGCCCGGTTCGTCGTTGTCCGGGAGGATGATGACGGTGGCGCCGGCAAACCACTTGGCGAAGTGGTCCGGCCATTTGCACGCGCCGCCAGGCGAACACGTCGCGGTGAGCCCGCGCTCGATGAGCGCGAGCGCGGCTTTCTCGCCCTCGGTGATGTAAGCCGGCTTGCCGAGCGCCAGCCCCTCGATCAGCTCGGGGAGCTTAAACGGGACCTTGGCGCGTTCCGGAACGCCGCCCCATTCCCATTGATGGCGGTCGTCTTGATGTTGCTGGAAAAACTTTTTTGCCCGGGTCCGTGACACTAGCAGGACCGGGTCGCCGTCCTCGGATTGGTAGAGGTATTTTGCGATGATTTCGTCGCGCGCCTTGCCGTGTCCGTTCGGCTTCCAATTCGGCGCCCCGATTTGCGCCCGGACCCAATCCTTGAGCGCCAGCGGGTCGGATTCATCCTTGGGCGAGAAACTTAAGACCCCGAGCCCGCCGGGTTCGTCATCGTCCATCCAAACCGAGAGCGAGCGGTCGCCGAGGCTATGGTCCGGACCTGGACACCGGATGACCTCCCGGCCATCGCGGTCGCGTTCAATCTTGCCGTGGAGTTTTATGGCGGCATCTTGGAGCGAAACGCGCGGATGGAAATTGGCCTCATCAAATGAGCCAGGCCCTCGACCGTCTCCGTTTGTCCCGCCCATAACCCGACCTCATGCAGTCTTGAGCGCCTCCAAAGCGGGAAGCTGATTGGCCCCGTATAGGGCGATGAGCGCCGCCTCGGCGCGTCCGTGGTCCTTCACCCGGGACCACTGGTCGGACCATCGCGGAAACATCGCCGAGGCCCGGAGCCGGGATGCATCCTTATCCGCCGGGATGCGGAGCGACCTTTTCCATGTGGCCGGCGGGACAGCTACAAGCGGGATGAAATAGGCGGCGATGATGCCCCGGATGGTCCCGAGGCCGAGCCAGAATTGCGCGGCGCCGACGCGCCCGTTCTGAGGCCGGACGCCGCCTTGCTCCAGGACCGCAAGGTCGATGCCATCCTTAAGCTCGGCATCCACCACGCGCGCCAGCGCATAGGGGTCGAGGACCGAGCGGCTCCCGACGCGGCAATGGAAATCCGCCAGGTCCGCCAGCTTGAGGTCCGCGACCGAACCGTGTTCGAGAGTCAGGAAAGCGAGCGCGCCGGTTTTTCCAGGGTCGGCGCCAAGGACTCGCATGGCATCAAGCCACGCGGTCTTGCAGCCGCTCGCGCTCCAGGCGCTCGGCGGCGGCGATGAGCTTTTCACAGTTCGGGAGGGA